CGTTCGGCCTGTCCTGGACAGAGATGATGGTCTACGACCAGGCTCGCAACGGCCGGATCCTCGGCGTGACCGGCTCCGGCCAGTTCATCCGCAAGCAGGCGGGCGCGATGGGTCTGGCCTCGGCCCGCTCCGAGATCGCCGCGTACTTCCTCCAGCAGGACGCTGAGTGGCTGTTCATGGTCGACTCCGACATGGGCTACGCCCCGGAGACCCTGGACCGGATGATCGCCTCGGCCGAAGCCAATGACGTGCCCGTGCTGGGTGCCCTGTGCTTCGCGCAGAAAATCGACCCGGACCAGAATCAGGGACCGCTCGGCGCGGTCCGCTACCGGATCATCCCGACCATCTACGGCTACGTCACCGTGGAGACCACCGGCGAGTCCGGCTTCCGGCACGTCAAGAAGTATCAGCGGGACACCTTCCAGCACGTCGCCGGTACCGGCGCTGCCTGCTTGCTGGTGCACCGCCGCGCGCTCGAGGCCGTGGGCCCGGAGCCGTTCATGCCGATCACGGACCCCACCGCCGGTGGCCATGGCACATCGCGGACCTTCTCCGAAGACCTCTCGTTCTGCATCCGCGTGCAGGGCGCCGGGATGATGCTCGGCGTGGACACCTCGATCAAGACTTCGCACTACAAGGGTGGTATCTACCTGGATGAGGTGGAGTACGCCAAGCAGCAGGAGACCCTGATCCAGGCCAAGGGCCACGAGATCGCGCGCAACGCGGAGCTGTACATGAAGAATCAACTGAGCCCGCTGGGGTTGTGGACACCGTGACCGCCGTAGCCATCGGGGATCCGTACATCACCCGGGATCAGCTGAAAGACTGGATCGGTGTCCGGGACTCGGACACCACCCAGAACACCCGGCTGGACCAGCGCATCGCCGGGGCCACCGAGGACATCACCCGGTGGACACACCGCCAGTTCGGCCGGTCCGAGACGGCCACCCAGCGGACGTTCCGTCCTGGACGAAGCGGCCTGGACACGCACGACTTCTGGACACTGACCGGCCTCGTCCTGACCCCGTACCTCGGCCAGACCGCGGGCACCGCCTGGGACCAGACCCAGCTGGTGTTCGAACCGCTGGACGGCATCGTGGACATGACCCCCGGCTGGCCGTACAGCCGGGTCACTTCCCTCTACGGTGGCCACCCGCTGACGTGCGCACTGTTCTACGCGGCCACCACGGTCAAGGTCACGGCCAAGTGGGGCTGGGAGAACGTCCCCGCCGGCGTGGTCACCGCCGCGCTCCTGCTGGCCGCCGACGTCAACAAGAGCAAAGACACCCCGTTCGGTGTCCAGGGATTCGGTGACTACGCCATGCGGATCAGGGCCAACCCGCTGGCCGAGGAAAAGCTCCGGCCGTACATGATCGATGAAATCCAGGTGGCCTCATGACCCTGCGCATAAACACCTCTGTTCGCAACGCCATGGTCGATGCCGTCAAGGCCCTGATCGATGCCGGCTCCGGCGCCGGGAAGATCCGGATCTACACCGGCAGTCAGCCCGCCACCGTCGCCACCGCGGCGAGCGGCACGCTGCTGGCCGATATCCCGTTCGCCGACCCCTCGTTCGGGGCGACCGGCACCGGTACGGCAGCAGCCGATGTGACCCCCGTGCTGACCGCCACCGCGGGCAACTCCGGAGCGGCCGGATGGTTCCGGATCCTGGACTCGGACAACAACTCCCTGATCGACGGCACCGTCACCGCCACCGGCGGGGGCGGGGACCTGACTCTGGCGACCACCACCGTCACGTCCGGGCTGTCCGTGTCCGTCACCGCCCTCACGCTGACCCAGCCGATCAGCTGAGCCCATGCCGCAGAGCCTGTTCACCAGCCAGACGCCGGTTGTCGGAGACGCCTCCGACGGCACGCCCACCATCACCCGTGGTGTGACTCTGGCGTTCGCGGTGGCGGGCGTGATCACGCATGTCCGCTGGTGGTGCCCGACGACCACCAGCGGCACCTACACCGCGGCGGTGTGGGAGTTGACCAGCAGCTCCACCGGCACTCTGCTCCAGTCGAAAGTGCATGCGGGAACTCCCACGGGCGGTGCCTGGAATGTGACCGCGCTGGACACGCCGGTAGCGATCGATCTGGCGAAGGCGTACCGGATCGGGATCAACAACTCCGAGGGCCGCTACGTCGCCACGATCAACTTTTTCATCAACCCGCTCGTGAACGGGGACATCACCGCCGAGGCACAAGGTCAGCCCATGGGCGGCTTCGTGATCAACCAAGGTGTCTTCAACATCAGCGGCGCCCTGGCCTTCCCCAACACCAGCACCGCCAACAACTACTTTGCGGACGTGGTGTTCCTGCCGGACAGCGAGGGCGGGGACGTTTCGGGCTCTGGCGCCCTGACGTTCGGCCCGCTCCAGCTGGCTGCGGACGGCACCCCCGACCCGGACATGTCCGGGACGATCGATCTACCCGCCCTGGACCTGTCCGGGACGGCAGCAGCCCAGCAGGACACCCTTCCGCAGGAGGGCGCGTCCTACGAGATCGGCGAGATCATGGACGCTCTGGCTGGCACCTTCAACGGCGTGGAAACCGGGGACGAGCTGGCGGGCGTGGCCACCACCGTGAGCTGTCAGGCCGAGGTGCCCGCGCAGGTGTCCGTTCCGGCCGTGGTCCTGGAGATCGATGACCTGGACTGGGACCTGAACATGGGCGCCGGAGCTGACGGCTTCACCGTGCTGGCCACCGTCCTGGTCCAATTCCAGGTCATGTCCGGGGCGCAGCGGGAGATGTGGCGCTTCCTGTCCCGACGCAACACGGCGGGGGTGGCCAGACTCAAGGCAGCCCTCGCGGCAAACCAGAGCCTGAACGGCCTCGTGTCCTACGCCGTGTTCAGCCGGATTCGGAGTATCGGAACGATCAAATACAACGGCACGGACTACCTTGGTGCTGAGCTGATCATCGAGATTGTGAGCTGATCATGGGTTTCGCGCACGGTTCATCAACGGTGGTTCTGGCCAACGAGAAGGTGGTCTCGTCCGAGATCTCGGGCTGGACCATGGCCCATCAGCGTGCGGTGTCCGAGGTGACCACGGTCGGCCAGACAGCGGGCTCGGCGGGAGCCTCGTTCGTGCCCGGCCTGATGTCCGGCTCCCTCGGTCTGCGCGGCCCGCAGCAACTGGACTCGACGACCGGCCTTCAGGTGGAGCTCCAGGCCGCGATCGGCGTGGACAACAACCTTCTCGTGACGTGCCTGCCCGAGGGGGTGGCCATCGGCAAGCCGGCGTTCTTCGCCGTGGTGGACCCGACTGACTACGCCATCGATGCCGCGGTGGCCGATGCGGTCGGCATGACGTTCACGGCCATGCCGGACGAGTCCGTGGAGATGGGCTACACCGTTCACGCGCTGGCCGCCGAGACGGCGGACGGTAACGGTACGGCGGTGGACCGCGGCACGGTGTCCACGCCCAGCACGCGCGGCCTGGTGGCCGCCATCCACGTCACCGCGTACTCCGGGCTCACCTCTGCAGCTATCAAGATCCAACACTCCACGGACAACTCGGTGTGGGCGGATCTGGTGGCCTTCACCTCCGTGACCGCGCTCACCCAGGAACGAGTCAAGGTCGCCACCGGGACCACCGTCAATCGCTACCTCCGTGTCGTCATCGACGTTACGGGCACCGGCTCGGTTACCTTCCTGGTGGCCGCTGCTCCACGCTAGGAAGGGTCTGCCGATATGAGTTTCGCCCACGGAAAAGATGCCGTGTTCTCGCTCGATGATTCGGGCGGAACCCTGCGCGCGATCCGGATCTACCTGAATCAGGTCAGCGGTCTGCCGGGCGCGCGCGCCCTGTCCGAGGTGACTGCGTTCGGGGACGCCGGCACCAAGAGCATCCCCAGCCTGGCCAACGTCACCTTCTCGCTCGGTGGCCACTACGAGGCCACCGCGACCACCGGCGTGTCCACCGTGCTGAACGGGCTGCGGACCGCGGTCGCCACCGCCTCGTTCGAGTACGGTCCGGCCGGCTCCACCACGGGATCCCTGAAGGTCCTCGGTGAGTGCTGGTGCACGGAGCTGACCTACGATGCCAGCGTCTCGGACCGCGTGCCGGTCGCGGCGACTTTCCAGGTGGACGGAATTCCCACCCTGAGCGCGTACTGAGTAATGAGTCTGGAGTTCCGGATCGAGGGTGCGGCCACGCTTCACAAGGTGGCCGCCCGGATCCGCGCCGAGGGCAAAAAGGACCTGGCTCGGGAGATGGGCAACGCGCTCAGCAGGGCCGCCGACCCGGTGAAGACCAGCATCCGGAGCGAGGCGGAACGGACCATGCCGAAGCACGGCGGCTATGCCGCCGTGTTCAGCAAGAGCCTAAAATTCCGGCTCGAGCGGCGTAACGGCGCCCAGCAGGCCACCGCTCAACTGATCACCTACGCGAGCGGAGCAAGCGAGCGCCGGGACATCGTTGCCCTGAACCGGGGCAAGCTTCGGCACCCGGTGTTCGGACGGGGCCGGCGGCTCAGCAACGGCAGCCACCGGACCAACCCGTGGGCGGTGACCAGCATCCGGGCCGGATTCCACAAGCGGGGTACGGATCACGCGATGGACGAGGCGCAGAAACAACTCAGCAAGGTCGTTCATGACTTTGCCGAACGGTTGGTCAAGTAAGAGCGAGGGAGCGAGACATGGGCAAGCCGAATGCATTGAGGGCACTGGATCCGCTGGACTTCCGGTTCACCGATCCCGAGGACATCGAGAAGTACGGGGACGGTTGGTACGTCTACGACGAAGGCGCATTCCTGCGGCTCCGCGCGCGG